CCTACAACCTCTCCTCGAGCGCGGCCTACCGCGACAGCGGCCTCGTCGACGAGGTCCTCGTCTTCGATGGCGATGAGTGCGGCTGGACCGAGCACGACGATCCGGATCTCGCCGACGGCTCGACTCGCTCGCTCGACGACGCCGACGAGTACCCGACCAGCCACCCCAACTGCCAGCGGGCCTTCGGGCCGGTCGTGAGCGAATGAGCGCCGTCCGCTTCGACGTCCAGACCCGGATCGCGAAGGCCGACACTGTCCGCCAGATCGCCTATGGCGTGGTGCTCGAGCCCCGGACCGCCGACAACCCCGACACCCAGGGCGACTGGTACGACGCCGACGACGTCGAGGCCGCCTTCCACGCCTTCCACGAGGCGATCGCGAAATCGGGTTTCGCCGGCGACCTCATGCACGACGAGGCGACCCAGGCGGGACACCCCCACGACAGCTTCATCGCGCCCATCGACTTCGAGCTCGGCGACCAGGTCGTCAAGACAGGCTCGTGGGTCATGGGCATGCACTACCCGGACCCGGCGATCTGGGATCGGGTCCAGAAGGGCGAGCTCGGAGCGTTCAGCGTCGGCGGCACAGGCACGAGGTTGCGCGAATGACCCAGCGATTGACGGCGATGGCGATCGACAAGGTCTCCCTCGTCGACCACGGCGCGAACGGACGTCCGTTCGCGATTCTCAAGCGTCACAAGGAGGGATCCATGACCACACCTCTGACCGCCCAGGCGGCGGTCGGGGCACTTGCCGCCGGGATCGCCAAGGCGCGCAGCGAGGGCGCGAAGCCCGGGCTGCTCGCGACGCTCCGGAAGGCGCTGTCGCCGGCGCCGACGAAGGTCCGCAAGTCCGCCGCCGGCATGGTCTCGCAAGCGACCTGGGCCCTGTCGACGGTCCTCGACCTGATCACCGCCGAATCGGCCGACGTCCTCGACCTGATCACCGCCGAATCGGCCGACCTCAGCGACGACGCGGCGGATCCGGATGCCGCCGAGGATGCGGCCGACCTCACCAACCTCAAGGCGATCGCCCAGGGCCTCACGACGTACATCGCGTCCACGGCCCAGGAGGTCGGGACGCCAGACGACCTCGAGGACATCGCCGAGGAAGCGGCCGCTTACGCGGCGATGTGCGCCGGCGAGTACGGCGTCTGGAAGGCCAACCGACCGATCGCCAAGGCCGGCAAGAAGATCAGCGCCGCCCGGCTCAACGAGCTCCGCGACGCCAGCGACAAGCTCCTCGCCGTCATCGCCGACGCCGAGGCCGACGACAAGAGCACGAAGACCGAGGAGGAACCCGTGGAGAAGGCAGAGCTCATCGCCGCGATCGGCGAGGCAGTCACGAAGGCCAACGAGCCGATCGTCAAGCGACTCGAGGCGATCGAGAAGGCCGCCGGCGCACCGGCTGGCGATCCCCCCGAGGACGGCGGCGAGCCCGTCACCCTCGACACGATCGCCGAGGCGGTCGGCAAGATCGCCGACCGTCTTTCGACCGTCGAGAACGGCGCGAACACCGGCCACCGCACCAGCCTGTCGAGCCAGGACGGCGCCGGCGACGTGAAGAAGCGGTCCGTCTTCGCCGGGATGTTCTGAGATGACCATTGCGGCGCTCAACGCATCGGGCTTCGGCTCGCCGGACGGGCTCGGCTACGACCTCAAGGCCAAGGTCGACGAGCTCATCGACGCGGCGAACGCCGCGGGCCTCTTCGACCAGCAGCCGGCGGTCGATGACATCAAGCCGACGGTCGACACGACCGCGATCACCGCCCATACGGCGACGACCGCGATCGCCGCCACCTACGCCGATCTCCCGGCCGCCAGGACGAGCGTCAACGCGCTCCGGACGAACGTGGAGACGGCGCTCACAGAGCTCGACACGGGACTCACGACCCTGCAGTCGGAGGTCGAGGCCCGCCTCGACGCGATCGAGACGAAGCTCGACGAGCTCGCCGACACCCTCTTGGCGGCCGGCGTCACGGCCTAACCACCAGCACCGACACGAGGAGACAACCACCGATGTCCGGACAGCGCACCCGCCCGTACGACGCCGACAACGCCGGCGCGGTCTCGGTCGCCGAGGCCGAGATCACCTTCTCGAACCTGACCGCCGGCGCCCGGCAGCTCATCGCCTCGCTTCCGGCGGGCGCGGTGATCCTCGCGGCCTGGGTGGAGGTCATCACAGCCTTCAACTC